TTGCTTCTTTTCTTAGCAAGCCTAGAAAGATAAACTTTACCCCCTAAATTAGGCTTAAGACCGTATGCCATAGTATCAACTACATATCTGTAGTTAATCATTTCTGGATTAGTTAAACCTCTGAGAATTCCTTCATCTTCAAGCATTGAATAAATCTTTTCAAGACCTTCTTCAGCGTTTGGAGTTCCTGTAGTTGTGTATCCGGGAAGATGATTTGAGGTAAGTTTAAGACCATCAAGCTGTAAGAATTTATATGCTGTTGCTACAGAAGCGTCATCAATTGGCTTCTGAAGATAAGCAGAAGGCTCACTAGCAAGATAATTATAGATTGGTTCCGCTGTTTGAATAACATATAAAGAACCATCGAATGTTTTATTGGTTACATAAGTAACTCCAGGAATCTCAGCTCCACTTCTTATAAGAGTTCCAATAGTTAAAGAATCTTTATAAGCAGGGGTAATTCTGAAATTTTTACCAGTTGCATCTGTATAATCATAAACAGGAACTGAAGAGTGAATAACTGCATCAGCCACACTAATATCATAGCTTAAGAAAGTAGATTTGAATCCAACTTTATCTATGATTCCATGACCAACGAGATCGATCATATGAGCTGCAACTGAAGTTGAAGTTCCATCCCCCATTTCCCATTGATTCTGATCTTCATCCCAAATAAGTTGATCAAGAGCATCCTGGTTAACATTAATAAGAATCCCGGTTAAGGATACTTAAGCATTAACAATATCTTCGATATTTTGATTAGCTCCTGTTTGATCCCTGAAATCAGGAATAAATGTTCCGATCCAAGATCCGATTAAGCTAACTTGGGGAAGATTTATAAATTCATTAAGTTTTGAAGGAATAACCCCACTAGCATTAAAGTAAGCTGAAAAGAATGGATCTACAGAAAGACCTGTATAATTTGTCCAATCACCTTCGATAGCAATAACCTGGATGAAATAGTTTTTCATTTGATCATAAGGACGAATCCATTCATAAGGAATATTGGAATCCGAACCATACCAATCTTTTGCTGTAACATCATATCCCTGAAGTCCAACAGCTTTTCTTACAATAACTGAAACTCTTTTAGTTCCAACATTAGCTACTTGTAATAATGAGGTGCTTTCAGCGGAACCAGGAACTCCTTCTTTATTTCCAGCTACTCCCAATAGATAGTCTGGATCTGGTTTCCAGAATCTTTCTCTATTATAGAAATTAATAAAAGCATCGCTAAAAACGCCAGGGTTCGAAGCGGAAGCATCTAATGAAAGAGAAACAAATTCTGCAAAGTTTGTCGAAGAATTATCAACATTTAAAAGATTAAGAGCAAATACGGGTGCTTGAAGCAAGCAAGTATCTATTGATCTCTGGAAGAAAGATCCTTTTTTCTCTAATTTCTTATCTATATCCCCAAAGAATCTAGCACGATCTCTGGTGGAACGAATAAAAGTAGGAGCATTAAAAGGCCCGATCTTAGAGAATCCAACTACTAATCTTAAAGACTGAGTTGTAACTGTAATTCTTTCAGACTGATCTACTTCGACTGTATAAACACCAGCAGCTTTAAATTGGGATAGATCTAAAGAAAGTTTTGCCATATTATTTCATTTATTTTTATTATTTATTCGTCAAAAATTTAAGGAAAATCTACTTTCTGACTTTTCAAATAATGTCTTTTATTTATATATCATAGAATGAAAAACCCCGCTTTAACTTTTTCACCATGAAGATCCGCCGCTTTTCCAAGAAACTCCACCATAATTGGATGCTTTGGTTTTTTCACCTTGCAACCATATTTTTCTTAATTCTTCTTGTTCAGCTGTAATAGTATCCGGGTTTTCATAAAATGCTGAAAAAGCGTTATCGTTCAAATCCTGGCTATCATCCGGTTCTTCAAGAATAGCTAGCATATATCTTTTAATTAAAGAATCCGGCATATCTTCCAAAAAATCATAAAGCCAATCTTCATATTCTGGCTCTTCATAAAAACGAGAAAGATTTAAAACTGTCATAACAGCATCATCATGTTTAGCAATTCCCTTATATCCTGTTTTGGTTTTTCCAAAAGATCCAAACTCGCTAATTGTTGATTTTTCGCTAGGCAAAATAGTTCTTTGAGATATTAATCTTTTTCCTAATTTGCAATAATAATCTTTATCTTGTTTTTGTTTAAACCCTGCTTTTTTTCTTGGTGGCTTTTCTCCGGGAACTGGAGCTGTATGATAAGAGTGCATGACCATTCCTTCAAAATAATCTTCATGCTCTGCAATTTTATTTAAAAAAGCTTTCCCATTAAAGTTCATTTCTGTAACCCATTTGACTGCTTCCGGATTAAACTGGCTAAAAGCCAGGGCATTATTTACTTTTGCCATAACTTCTTCATCACCAATATTATCTCTGAAAATTCCTACCTGTTTTATTCTGAAAAGATTTTTTATTGTTCTTTCATCTTTTCTCAATTTTCTTAATTTAGCTATAGATTTAGGCTCCACCTGCCAAATAGTGGTAATATTATAGTCGTTATCTTTTTTCTCTTCTTCATCCTTCCCTTCTGCAATATCATTCGATAAAATAAACCTATATAAATTTAAAGGAAAATCATCATTAGGATCAAAATCAGGATGCCATAAAAGATTATCCCGATAAAGTATTTCATCTAAAGAGGATTTTTCCAATTCGTGGAATTTATATTTTCTTTTAATTCTATTTAGCCAAGCGAGGTCGCTTCCGGATAAAAGAAGATTGCTTCTATTGTCAAAAGAAAGCTCATATTCCTGAGCAAATTCCTCCGGGCCGAAATTAGCTCTTTCTTTCTCCGCCCATGCATCATCTCTACCCGGAACTTCCCACCAATCTACCCTTTTATAAATAAAGCTATTTAGACCCTTGTTGGCTTTATCCCATATTTCAAAGAATAAGTTATCCATTCCGTCGGGGGTAGAAGAAATAATACACTGGGATACACGAGATGAAGAAAGTGTAGGATAAACAGACCTCCAGAAAGACCTTGCTAATTTTTGGTTGATATGGGCAAACTCGTCGATGTATAATACATGGATCGTAAAACCGATAGCTGCTGTACTTGTTGTTGCTTGAGATGTTAACATGCATCCATTATCAAGTCTTAATCCCAAAACCTGAATATGTTTTATTCCTGGTTTAAGAAAGAAAGGAAGACCCCTGAAAACATCAACAACCTTTGCTACAATTTCTGTAGTTGTAGCCTGTTTGTTAGCAAGAATAAGTAAGTTTCTATCTGTATGAAAGCAAAGATACCAGGCAAAAAAAGCGGAAATGGTTGTGGTTTTACCAGTCTGTCGGGATGCCATCAAAATATAGTTTCGAACTTTAGGGCCAAAATCTTCTAAATCATTTATCCACACCTCGTCCCCAACGGTCTTTAGAATATCTCTTTGGAAATCCCTTAATGTAACTGTTTGCCTCCCATAGTCAGTTAGAAATCTACAATATTTCTCAACAAAATATTCTATATCTTGAGAACATTTTATAAATTCTTGTTCTTCTTCATGTGTTAACTGAAAAAGAATATTATCAGCTTTTAATTCTGGATCTCTCTGGTGGAAACAGTCTAGATTAACATCTGCTCCATATCTTAATTTTTCAAGAGCTTCGTTGACCAATTCAGTAGTCCATACAATACTATTTGCCATTTTTAACGGATCTTTAACATATATACCTTATTCCGTTTTTTCCTCTTCAATATCTTGGATATTTTTATCCCCCTTTATGATGACAACTTGGTCATTTTGAGCAGCCTTTAATCTTTTAGTTTCATTAATTAGCTCTTTTGTTCCGAGAGCTACAATTCCTTTATCATTTCTAATCATCCCGTTTTGGCCAGGTCCGATTGCTCTTAATTCATTCTGTTTTTCCTGTACATCAAACCTAATATCTTTATAGGTAGCTTTTATTGCTTCTACGGTCTGTAGGAGTTGTTTATTTAAGTCCCCAATGGTCTTGCTAAGTTGACCAAAGACCTCAAACATGCGTGGGTGTGCGGCACCGCTACGGACCTCTTCCATGAGAGTTTTCTGCATGGTCTCGTTTACCTTTAATTGATAGAGCATACCAGAAAGAGAAAGAATATCCACTTGCATTTTATTTTTAAGATATGGATTCTGTTTTATAATTTCATCAGAAAGCATAAAACCGGTAGCATTCTTAATCATTTTCTTAGCTTTTGAATCGCATTCTTTTTGTAATTTATCAAAGTCGAGATCAAAGGTAGGCTCCATAGCAAGCTCTGGAGCGTCAAGCCGGGGGGCATTTTTATCGAGCCTGCCATCGGCAGCATCTATCATTTTTTGAAGCTCGTCTTTTTCGTCCCTTGCATTCATATAATTGTTTTTAAATATTAATGTTGTTTTGATATGTATGGTGCACTATATTTTAAGTCTGCATTATCTAGCACAATGGCTTGATCCGCATCTTTTGAAAGATATGATAATAATTCTATCGGTTGCTTTTCTTCTTCAATAGTAGTTTTAAATAAACGAATATTTGTCATTAAAGAATCGGACCTGTCAAGAGTATATTGATCTACAATAATTTCCTCTGGGATTAAAGCAACCGTATTATAGAAGACTTTAACCAATTTATCTCCGGACCCAGAAGTATTAGGTTTCCAAACATAAGCATTATACTGACCCCAAGTATTTCCAATATTAATGACGATTCCATACCAGGAATTATCTAATAATTTTGTATTTATTGGAATGACTTTTTCCTGAGATCCATAAAGTATTTTAATATATTGATTGGCAAAAATATTTGCTTTAAATCCATAATTTGTTTCATTTATTCCATCTATAAGATTAATAGGTTCTTGTATT